GCCTGTCGTCATGTGTTATAGCTCCTCTGTCTCGTGTTATGCGTGACATCTGGTAGATCAGCTGGTAGCGAAGTTGTGATTCAAGAGCGTAGTTTTGAGCTGTGGTAAAGTCATTCTTTATGACCTCTGGGTCTATGACAAGCTTATGTTGACTCATGACTGGCTCCAGGGTGTCAATGATCCGTTTTTCTTTTTGAATACTATGCCTAACCTCCTCAATAGAGCAGGGGTGTATCTTGGTTAAAAAGGGCTTAAAGAGTTCTGAGAACATGCCGTCACCAAAGTTTGACTCAACGATGATGTAGTTGACTTTATGTTTCTTGGCTTTCATAGCGAGGACTTTAAGCACGTCTTCGCCGTAGCCTCCCTGCATTCCGCCAGCGTCAGGTACGTAGAGATAACCGTTAAGCATCTTTACTACTGCCCAGGATGTTTCATCACGACCACGACCGGAAGGGTCAATGGACATAACAGAGCCAGTGAACTCTACCATGTCTCCAACTTGCTTAAAGGGGCGGTAGAACCTGTCGCCTGTAAAGCCAACATTAGGCACATCGCCTCCCCAGGTTAGTTCAGGAGACTGCGCCCATACTACCTTTTCTGGAGCGACCTCTTCGTCTATGTCCATCACAACTAAGTCGTTTATCTTTAGAGGGTAACGGTCGATGTCAGACAGGCGGCTATCCAACATAAACTGCATAGCGAACCCGGCTTTACCGTAACTGACTTCTCTTTCAGCTAGATCTATTTCACTGAATCTTGTTGGCTCTGTTGATCTGTTTGTTTGTTTTTTATCTTCGGCAACGCAAAGCGGACTCACGCTCCCATAGTATGTCTTTTCATTCTTCTGGGGCGTGACGTACTTGCAGGGCCACACTCGCGATGTATAATCACGTTCGATTAATTTGTTATACAATGAGTCTTCGCATTGTGGCGTTCCTAAAAAGATAATTTTGGATTCCTCATCAGGCTTGAGAATGGACTCAAATTCTTTAACCTGCTCTCCAAGCTTATCTCTCATGCCTTGCGTCGCCGAATTGTTGGGAACCTCGCAGTCATCGCTAACAATAATGTCAGCTCGGCTTCCTGTTAGCTGTGAGGTGATTCCCAAAGATTTAACGCTGGGTGCATGTGAAGCTGGAGCTGGCCCAACGTCAAAACTAATTTTACTAAATCGTTGTTTGTCTTTAGGTATAAGATGTTCAAGAATAGGCATCTCATGAATCAATCTTAACGTAAAAGTAGAGAAATCATCTGCTCTCGTTTTACTGGCTGAACAAACTAAAATGTTTTTTGAGGGATCTAGAAGCAGCTGGTGGACAACATAAGCAGAACAGATCCAAGATTTGCCTACGCCTCGAAAGCCTTGAATGACGGCTCTCTTGGGTCCGTTTTGCATCCAGTCTGCTATCTCGTACTGAATTGGTGTAGGATCAGGTAAATTTAATTGTTTCCAAACTAGATATAAAAAGTTCCTGAAATCCTTTAATTCACTAGGGATTTCCATGTGTTAAATTATTTGTTTCGAGATCTGTTCCTGGCTCTGCTTTGTATTCTCAGGTTTCTCCTGCTGTTGTTTAGAGGGTTGCGGTCTTTATGATCAATGTCTTTACCTTTAAGAGCTGCTTTACCTTTTGACTTAACAACAAGCCGTCTCGCTTTGTTTCTTCCGGCTCTTCGTTTCTTTTGAGTTTCGGAAGCGTGATAAGTTTTATATTCTTTTTTATAGTTTCTTCTCATTAATTAGCAGCGTGGTGTTTGACTACGTTATCTATTCCTTCTTCCTCTTTAAACGGAAGAACACTTACAAGGTCTTGAAGCTTAGTGTCTTGCTTTAAGCCTGAATGTACTCCGTTGTCCTTTAGATACTGGCGAGCTGCGTTTAGGAGTGAGGGTTCTGCGTCTCCCGTTTTAATTCTTGTTATAAATTCGTCTGTGAGTAGATCTTGTAGAGTATACATTCTACCCATGTTATCTTTATCGTTGGCGTCCATGTAGTTATTTACCTTTCTTACGTATTTCTGATATTATCTTTAACACCATGTAAACAAGCGTAGCAGCACCTACAAGCACTGCAAGAATCTCGTTTACGTCGTTGAGTGTTATGTTTGCTAGAAGACCTAAAACACCGACTGTAGGTGTCGTGAATTGATTGTTCATTGTGTGCGTTATGAAGTAAAATAAAACCCTGTTAAATTAATTCTATCGTTAACACCATAAGATATTCCTGCTGTGTCACAAACTATGTCATCTCCAGACTCATCAACGGATGCTGTAGGAATTTGATCAAAGGCAGTAAAAGAAGCTGAAGAATCAAGAACGGACATTGACATGGTTCCACGACTTACAACACTAAAGGGTAAACCTGTTATTGTAAAAGATCCGTTAGATATGCCAGTTGAAAGTACGATATGCGCTGAAATAAAAACAACTCTTCCTATTTTTGTGTAGTCTTTGTTAGAGTTCGGTATGTCAACCACACTGCTACCGTTGATTGTAATATCAGGTGACCAAGTTCCTGTTCTATAAAAGTGATTGGCATTTGGATTGTTAAATATTCTAACTACTCCAGTTGCTGTCAGATCGCTTATACTCAAGTCTGTGCTTGAAGGGAGACTTACAGTTCCGCTGGCGCTTAGAGCGTCTACGCTAGTAGTGCCGCCTAAAGACAAGTTAGTAACGTTTGTAAGTTGTGTTCCAACTCCCCCAGCGTCTTCAGAGACTTCTTGAGCAACAAACAGCCCTTGTTTATAAGCGGTATCCAGGTCATTTTCTGTCAGTCGCGCGCCGTCAACAAAGTCTATTAAGGCGTTTGAAGACGTTGACCTATATACTCTTACTTTCTCATAAGCAGATGGAGCTGTGCTAAGTGTGACTGTTTTTGCGTTTGTATCTCTTGAGGCTATTATTAAATTTACTCTATTACCTCCTGATGTTTCTCCGAACGCGTTTATATCGTTTGCGTTTAGAACGTCTATGTTGCTAAAACTAAATGTCTTTTGTCCTAGTTGGTTGGCCCCGGTTCCTGATCCTGTATATTCAATGTATGAATTTGGCATGGTTGATTGTAATGGTGTTTAAGTTTGTTTTATAATTTGTTTTGTAGATAATCACGTTTAGTCCTCATCGCCTCCTTATATTTTTCCTGTAGTTCAGGCGTTTCTTTCATCAACTCAAAGCGAGCTTTAGAGCTGTACCTATTAATAATTTCTGTGATTGCTTTTATCTTAGGAGACTTCATTGCTGTGCTGTCGTAGTAGTCTTCGTCAGCTAATTTTTGATAGCCTTCTTTTCCTATTAGATCTTTAAGTCTTTGCCTTAGAGTTTTGTTGCCTATCTTAACTGTTCCTCTCAGCTCCATCCATCGGTCATACGTGTCGTACTTGCCTTTTGTGGAAGCTATTTTTGTAAGATCAATGTTTGGAATGTTGAATAGTTTCTTAGACGGCATCTTAAAGCCGTGTCCTAGTTTAGCGAGTTCGTTATCAACGGCGTCGTTTTTAACTTTTGAAACGTAAAATGGATTTAGAGTTGACCCAAAGATTCCTCCAGGGTTATCTCTTGTGATGACGTCTCCTAGAACAGTTCTTTTAGGCGCAACGTCTTTTGACTTTACAGGAACCCTTCTAAGAGTGGCGTCGGCTACTGTCCGTGCTTCTCTAACAATTATTTCTGTGTCGGTGTTCTGAAGTTGGTTGGCTATGTTAGGAATAAAACCAGCGGCAACATCTTTAAACAACTTCGGTCCGTAGTACTCAGGTTCTCTAAGCACGTTGAACATGTTGTTGACACCTTTAAGGAATGTTTTGTCGGTAAGGTTCACAGCGTAAACCATTGCCATGTTAGCAAAGTTTATGGCTAAGTTTTCGTCATTATCTTCAGCAATCTCAAATTTCTGATAATCTCTAAAGTCAGCCGCCATAGTTAGCATTGTTGCCAGCGGATCAAGACGTTGATAACTGATGTATTGTTCTCCTCCTGGGAACCATTCAGGAGTTTTAAATGAGTAAGGCTGCCATCCGGCATTTCTAAGAATGTCTCTTTCCTGTCTGCTTTGAGGTCCAGCTCCTGTTAAGAACTCTGCGTTGCTGTTTACGTATGCAAGAGTAAACGTAGTTGTAAGAACGCTTGTTGCAAGTCTTCCTCTAAGTTCTGCTTTTTCTTGCGGTGTTCCCTCGTCCATTATTTTTCTATAGCGCTCTCTATGTTTTTTAAGGCCATACATAGCCAGACCTATAGGAGTTCTCTCAAGTCCGAAGTTAACAATGTTTAAAGGTGTTTTAAGAAACGGAACAATAAATCTTAATTCCGGATGCGCTCTAAGTATGTTTGCTCCTATGTTACCCATAGATTCCAAAGCTGGAACCTGGAGTTCGTTGTAGTTAGATGTAAAGGTTGATTTTCTAGTATAACGCGCGGCTCTTTCGGCCATCGCTGATCTAGTCTCGTCAAACTTTTGATCTAGTATTTTTTCCAGCGCTTCTTCGCGACCATCGCCATACTTTAAGCCTTGCTCATCGAGTACTCTATTGGCTTCTAAAATTCTTCCCATTTCACTGTAGTAAGTGCCAGCTTTGTTTATGGTTTTGCCCATTTCTCTTTCTACATAAGCTGCAATAGCTTTTCCATTCTTGGCTATATTTGGGTCACTCATTGCTTCCATAGCAAACTCAGTTCTTAGGTATTGTCTGAAAGCCATGTTCTTAAAGAACTCGTCGCCTCCAACAAGGAACCTTGAAGGCACTCGCGCTACGCCTCCAAAAAAGTTTACAGCTTGCCCAAGTGTTGATTCATTTGATAATCTAATATTACCGGGAAGAGGTATGTTTTCTGCTGTTATACTTCTCTCTTTAAGTCCGCTGTCTGATTCATCAAACTGTCTACTTCCACGCATCAATCTGGACTCGTCTGTTTTAAATGAAATAACAGCAGCTTTAAGAGCTTCAAAGAAAGTTTCAGAGCTGTACGCGTACTTAATAGTTGCTTTAGCTAGTTCTTTATCTCCGTTAAGTAAAGCTCCTATGCTTCTTTCTCCAACCATCATAGCATTAGTTAGCATGTTACCCATGACGTTTACTATCTGTGTAGTAGGTCCAGAAAGGATACTGTTAATCCAGAACTCAGTTGTTATGTCTAACATTTTTCTTCCGGCAGTCTTTCTAGCTATCCTCTTGAGGCTAGTGATTTTCTCAACGTCGTTAAGTGTGCTTGCGTTTACCAGCTGGCTTACAAGTTTCTTTATGTCTTTCTGACCGAGTCTTTCTTGAAGAAACGCAGTATAGTCTTTTATGTCTGCTCCAGGTTGTGGAGACTTGACTTGTTTAAATCTTTTGTTTTCAAAGGCGCCTACTACTCCTCTTTTAAGAACTTTACGTTGAAAAAGTCCAGCGGAGTCTCTGGACGCTCTAATCGAGTTTACTCGCGCTGCTTCGTCAAAAGCGGAAAGTGCGTCGGCTACTTCAATTGTTGCTTGGTTGCTATAAATGTCGCCTTCCCACTTCTTAGCTACATTAACAACATTCTCAGCTGACTTACGCATTATTAAGTAGGCTGAAGCGTTTTCTGCAAGCCACTGGTTGTGTATTGAAACATCTTCTCCTGCTCTTATTTTTTCTAAAGATACCTGAATGTTGCCTGACTTTTCAGCTACTGTTTTTGTTATTCCATCTATAAACTCAGCGTCTAACTTTTCATGAAAATTTTTATCTTTTAATAACGCTTCTCTTCCTGCGGCCATAGCTCCTAAAGTGTCCGCTGAAGAACCCAGCTCCTCTACTTGGTCTTCTATTGATTTAGTAATAACTTCAAAAGAAGATTCAACAGCTTGATCTCCTCCTCTTCTGCTTGGAGTAGATAACTCAGGCGACCCGTCTTTATTTTCTTTTATGTTAAATTCAAGTTGATCTGTTCTTTGCTCGTTAAAATCTTTTTGGTTTTTAGCTATTCTTTGTTCAAGTTTTTCTACTGCGTTTTTATTGAGTGTTGCTTGATCGACTTCATCCTTTCTAGTTTTAAAGGGACTGTCAACAAGCTCTGGCTCTACGCCCTCTCCTGTAGGTTTTTCAGTTGGGTCAAACTCAAAAAGCAACTGACCTTCGTCATCTTGTTTTAAATCTTCGTAAGCTGCTTTCCCGGCTTCCTCTGGGTCTTTGCCTTTTGCTTTTTCTTGTTTGTATTTTCTAAGACTCTTTATGCTCTTTACCATTGCGTAAAGAGTTCCTCCAACAACACCTTCAAGAACTAGACCTTCAATAACATTTTTAAGTCTGCCTTCAAGTTCGGTGTCATCCTCGTTACCTGTGTAACTTAAATAAGAAGTAAAGTTTCCTAACAAGCTTTCGTTACCTTGGAATAGATCTGAAAGTCTTTCTTCTTGTCCTTCAAAGGCTGTGAAGTCAGTTATAGCTCCAGCTACCATAGGCTTTACAACGTATTTACCAGTCTTAGCTAACTTTGAAGTAGGTCCAGCTAATCGAGCGGCTTGTGTTGCTTTAGCTATTCCAGGCAATCTTCCGGCCCAACCAGCAGCTCCTAAACCAAACCCTAAGAAACCAGACAAGAACTGTGTAGCTCCTGAAACTAAACCTCCAGGTATTGTTTTAGACTCGCCAAGCCCGTAGGGTAAAATACTATTTAACTCAAACTCATCGTCATACCAATCGCCCAAGAAAGGAGTTATGGTGTCCGCTAAATCAATAACACCGTCAACCATGTCTAACACGCCTCTAACAGGAGCGACTGCGGTATCAACAAACATGTTTTCAGTCCAACCTGGACTATCTTTCTGTTCCGGCTCGCGCATCAAGTCTGCTTCAAAAGAAGACTCTTGTAGTTGCGATGTAGTTGTAAAAGGAGTTTCCGCTGCCTCTTTAGCTCTGCTTACGGTCCCTTTAGCTCCCTCTCTAAATAATTGTGATAAAGACATATAAATTAGTTATTATTATTTTGTGGTTGTTGTCTTGGCCTTGCTATAGTGCCTTTTTTAAATATTAGATCTTGCGCGTCGATAAATTCATTTGCCGTGAGCTTTTCTCCGCTCTCATTTACAAGGTTATTCATGTCTATGATTGTTTGAACTTTTTGAATAACTCTATCTATGTTTTTGTTTTGAATTGAATCGTAAGTTAGTATTGGTAGCACTTGCCAGCCAAACCCAATCTTTCCGTCTTCTCTAGCCACGTCCTGTGATCTTAAAGCGTTTTCTAAATCAAAGTCTTTTCCTCCTATTTTTATATAACCCTGCGCTGCGTCGTCCTCTAGTACTCCAGAGTATCTTAATAAATCACGCATTCTTCTATTAAGCTTTAATCTTTGACCTGCGGTTACTTTAGGAGAAAAATGCTTTCCTCCTTGGTAATAAGGAAGATAAACACTAGGATGCAGCGCGTCTAAAATAGCTTCTATTTCATCTGACTCTTTAACCATTTCTTTTAGAAATCTGAAAACTGTGTCTACGTCTTCTTCTTTGCCTTCAAAAAGACCAGCGTCTCTAGAGTTTTCATATTTTGTTTTTAGCTGCCGTATGTCCGCTACTTCGTAGTTCGCTGGAAATATTCCTAAAAAGCTTTCGTCGGCGTCAAATATACTATCGTGTTTTGTTATTATTAAGTTGCCGTCTTTATCTACCCCAAAAGTGTTTGGGGTTGCTTTAGCTGTTTCTTGTAAAACTTCTTTTTCAATTTCTTGATCAGTCATTCCTTTTAACTGATCTTTTTGACTCTTGTAAACTTCTTCTATTTGCTTTCTAGACGACTTGAAGCCTGAGTTAAGACTGCGATTAGAACTCTCATTAATTTTATTTAAGTCGAACTCTTCTTTTAAAAATTCTAAAGCTGCTGGAAGTCTGGCTTCAGCTAGCGTTGTCGCGGTTGATTGAATAAACACGTTTCTATCCTTGCGCGAAGGAGCTGGGGTAGTTCTAACATATTCATCGACTTCGCCAAACAGCTCATTAGTTATTTCTTCTTGTATAGGTATAAGAGCGTTTTGAGTAGCAATTTGTATTTCTTTGGTAAATCCTCTTACTTGATCAAATTTACCAATCTCTTCGGGTTCGTAAATAGATGGGTCATTTATATACACGTCTTTAGGATAGAGCTGAGACAAAATATCGTTTATCTTAAATGCGCGCTTAATGTAATTAGCTGCGTCAGCTTCTCGCGAAAACGTCAGCACTTTATCGTTTACTTTAGTTTCGTATTCAGAAGAAAAATCATCTAACAAATCTCTAAAAGCTATCTGCGTCTCTTCGGTTCCACCATACGGTCTTCCTTTTTCAGTCAGGTTGTGAACTCTAGTTAACTCTTGCGTGAAAGAATTTAAATTATCAAACTTTTGACCGTTAAAATCAACTTGGCTACCGGGGTTATTTGCAAGTATTTCAAGTTTGGTTCTTATTCCGTCTTTAGTCATTAAATCTTTAACGATGTCTGCTGTCAGGTTTTCGTTGTCTCTTTCAAACTTAGCTTCTGCTGCGTCAACTGTTTTATAGGCTGCTGCTAAAGCTGCTTGTCCTGCTCGACTTTTAAATGGAAGCTTTTTCCTGGCTACATCAAGAAACAACTTTGCTTTATCAAACCTGTCAGGCATGTCAGAGTCCGGAAGGTTGACGAAAGGGGCTACAGCTTCTGGAAGAGCTTTATGAATAGCTTGCATTTTTTCTGACGGACTCATGTTAAGACCTACAGCTCTAGCTTCAAAATTACTAATTATTGAATCTATCTTGTCTTCATAATAAGCTCCAAAGTTTATAGGTTCGTCAGCTCCTTTTAAACCTTGCGTAAGAGGCTCGTCTCCGGCTTGAGTGTCGTTGAGCAAGTTAAACATGTTATTGCCAAGTATCTCTAGCTCTCTTGTGTTAGCCCAGGCGCTTTGTTTCTTTATATACTTATCTCTTTCTTGAAGTGAAAATTTAGTCTTAACAGGCTCAAAGGCGGCGTTGTGAACTTGCATCTGAAACGGATTGTCTCCGATGTAACCTAAAGCTTTGTCCTCAATCTCTTTAACTTTACCAGCGATGAAATCGTCAAAGTCATCAACACCTTTTGCTTCAAACTCGTCTGCGTTTATGGTTGCAAGCTCATTACTAAGATCATTGAACATAGGAATGACTTTAGTCTCAAGATAGCGCGAGTAGAGCTGCTGAGAGTATCCTTTTTGAAAACCAATACGTTCAGTTAAAGGAATCTTGTCCTGTTCCTGCTGCTTCTCAATTGCTGCAATCACATCGTCGGTGGACATAACAGCTGCTGTATCCTGGCCTCTTTTTATCTGTATGTTGCTATACTGTCCTAAAATATTACTGAATTGCGCCAGTCCGCGAGACAGTTGCAACATAGAGTTGTCTTGAGGTACTT